GCTGGAGTTAATTCTACAGTTCCTTGCCAGAAACTAATAAGGAAAGGAGTTACACTTTCAGTTCTTGTTGCAAAACTCTGCTTTAACCATTCAACATCAGCATAATCTAGAGTTATAGCATCATTACTCTTTCTTACGTTAATACCTTCAATTGAACTAAATGCCAAATCTGTAGTTGGATCAACATCAGTAACAGGACCAAAAATCAAATCTACTGAATTAGTATAATGCTTTGGTCTAACTTCCTTGAAAGATCTATCAATACTATTCTTAATACCCAATCTATCTTCTTGTGGTAAGAAAGAATCAAAGTTATCAACGAAGAATCCTGACTTAAACCTATTAAGACCATCAGCATCTGAAACAAATAGATTAGCAGTATTAGTTTCTAACAGAGTTAATGCAGTATAATACTCTAAATTCTTAATTCTATTTTCAAGATTCTTAATGTCAACCATTTGGAATCTCTTATATTCATGAGCACGAATATCTGCCTGTTCAGGATTAAAGAGATAAGGTGGTAAGTTTATAGATGCAACTTCAAGAGCACCATCTACATTACCTGGTTTATCTGGTTTTTCAGCAGGAGAACCATACTTAACTTGGAACTCTCCAGTCTTTGTTAAGAAAATTCTATCAATTCTTCCAAGATAATGAGAGAAAGAAGCAATAATAGCTTCATCAGATGCTAAAATATTGGTAGCAGTCTGACCTTCATTATTAAATGTTCTACCATAAAATTCTAATGGAGATCTAGTGCTTTCAGAAACTATGTAATCTGCAACTCTAGGTCTAATATCAATAATATCTGCATTAGAAATACCATCAATTCCCATGATATCTGCAGCATAATCAAAATTCTCATAAGAATTTACTGTAGTAATATCACCATCATCAGTAGAATCATAATATGCACTTTCAAAATAAACTTTAATTTTCTTATTAGGTGCTTCTGCTTCCAATCTTCTTGTTATAGAACCATAATCATAAATCGTCTTCTCTTGACCAGTGCTAAATGTATATTCTCCACCTATCTCAAAACTAGTTGCATCTAATGTAGTAACAACTCCTTGAATTTGAGACTCTTGGAATATTACTGTTTCACCTTCAGCAAATACAAAATCATTCTTATAAATGAATGTGATTTGACTATCTGTTAATCTTTCTGCATAAATTGCTACTGCACCACTATTTTGACCAACTAAATGTTCTCCAACTGTTAATTCAATAGTAGTTGTGGATTGACTATTAATATCAGAAAGAACCATTTTTGGTGCTGATGGTACTTCTACACCAGCAGATTCATATATTCCATGAATCTTCATAACATCAGCAGAACCTAACGATAAGAGTTTATCCTGTACTCTAGTTCCATATGGATAAGCACCATATGTTAATCCATCATTTGTTGTAGTAGATCCAATACCTGATGCTGGATTTGTAGATTTATCAACAATAAGACTATTAACTCTATTCTTGATCTTTTTCTTTGCTTTTGGTTTTTGCTTTGTAAGTGTTGCTGTTAATTGAGCACCAGCATCATTTGCTCCTAAATTATAAATCTGAAGTGCTTTACCATCTAAACTAATTTCTACCTGATCAGATACTAATGGTTCAGTGCTACCATCAACACGGACTAATGAATATCTCTCTTCATCAAAAGGAAGGAAGAACTCACTCGATCCAGCAGAAACTTGTTGTGCTAACTTATTGTTTACTATATTAACAGTAAATACTTTTCTTATAGAAATAGTAGCGTTAGTTAAATCTACGTCAGAAACATAATCCTTTGGTAATCTTGTAAATAAAGTATTATCAGAAGATGCTGCTAATTGTGTAGTTATAACTTGTAAATCTGTTACTTCTCTTGCTACAGTTGGTAGACTTCCATTTGCTATCCCATCTACATCTGCAACATTAGCAATTGTAATTGAGTTTTCGCCAACAACAGTTATTCTTCCGTATGTTGGGTCATTAGACTTGGCAGGATTACTGAATTGGACTAAATTATTTACCTTTACTAGTCCACTACCAGGAAATACATCACTACTTGCACTAGTTACTGTGCTTACTCCACCTGAAGCAGCAGTTACAGTTGCAATTCCAACAAACAGTGATGGAGATTGAATAACATCTGCATTAAAGGTTCCTGCAGTTCCAACTGTTCCATCATTCGTAGCAAATACTGATTTTACATCAGAAATACCATACGCAGTAACTGCAACTGCAACTCTTCCATTCTGAACACCATTGAATATTAATGCTTCATTTTCTATAAAGTCACCTTCTCTTTCATAAAGATTTAAAGCAGCACTATTAGTAACAGGATCTTTAAGGAATGCAGTTGCTCCACTATTAGCACCTTCAACAAAAGTAGGTGTAGGTAAACTAGTAATAGGTTGATTTAAACTTACTTTAGTAACTGTTTGAACATCATATAATGATAAATCCCACTGATTTAATCTAGATACAGCATTATATGATCCAGTTTCTAAACTATAATCATAAACTCTTGCAAGACCAATTTCAGATCCAGGAACTGTTGTTTGGTCAGCACCTCCTCTTTGATCCCTTAAACTTAAAATATAAGTATTACCTATACCTATAGTAGGATTACCATAAGCTCTATTTACTTTTAATGTTGCTCCTGTATTGTATATTATATTTTGACCTTCTAAAGTCTTTGTTGTTCTTGGTTTTGGGCAATCTAAAAAGACAGGAGATGTAGTTTCTATCTCATATCCTCTTACATATGCTTTACCTGGAGAAAGTTTGTAAACAGCAAGATCTTCTGCAGGTATAGTTCCGCTATATGTAAACTGACCTTCCTTAAATATACCTCTATTACCAACATTATCATTTAATGAATCTCTAGTAGTAATACTAAAGGGTTTCACATAATAGTCCCCAGACTCATCATATGTTCTACGTGCAAGTTCATCAGAAAGACCCTTATATGCACTAGTCCTTACTTTAGATTTAAGAACACCTTCAACAACTTCTGCCTCTTCAACAAAAGCATTATCATCAAAATCATCTAACGGCTTCTTAAATAAAGAAAGAGTAATTTTTAATCTATCAGCACCTGGAGCAGAATAGTTATTAAAGCCCTGTGAATTATCATTCAGGGTTTCATCCATATCAGAGTTTATAATCTCTTCATTTACTGCTAAACCAACTCTATAATTTGCCTGATTATTATACTGTTCTAATATAAGAGTTTGTTGCTCTACTTTAACAAATTGTCCTCTAATAAAATAAACACCTTCTTGTATTTGGAAGCAAGATCCTGTAGCAGCAGCATTTTGTGCTATTGTTACTGCAAATGGACTTCCAGAAGTAATACTACTATTACCTAATAAACCAGAACTGATAATAGTATTAGATGTTAATTCTTCACCATCAGCAAAGGTTTGTGTTGAATTATTTGATGTACTTGAACCAACATACGCAATATATAAAGTTAAATTTCCTCTTTCAGAATCTTCTGCTAATAAAACATTATCTACAACTGCAGTTACACCAGAGGTTCTTCCTGTTATTTGTGTTCCAACTAATTGATCGACATATGCAGATACAGGAACTCCCTGAAAAGTGTTCTGTAATTGAATACAATAATAAAGTTTATTATAACCAGTATTACCAGGTATTACTTTTGCACCTTCCTTAAAAAAATGTTGCCCAAACTTTTCAATCTGATTTTGTAAAATAGATTGGAGATTGTTAAGTTCTCTCGCCTGAACAGGAGTTCCAGGTTTAAACAGTACCTTATGATAACCACTATCATCTGAATAGTCGTCAAAATATGGCGATACGTTTAAATTCGTTTGCTGTGGCATGATTTTTTAGAACTGCAAAATAACTTTGATATCTTCTTTTTGATTTAATGACCTTGTAATAGATGGTCTATTATCAATGTAAATAATATTTCCAGAATACTTTTTAGATTCAGGATTGGCAATGCCATTGTTAAATGACTGCCCAAGGTAATACGTCTTACTATTTATTACGGTTGAGACACCTGTAAAGGACGTATCTATCGCTAAATTAGACCCTGTAGAAGGAACAATAGTGAGGCTACCATTACCACTTGGGGTGCTAGTAAACTGATTTAAATTATATCCATAAGGTGGATTTGTTTGAGCAGTTCCTACAGTATTAAATCCTGCCATAGTTCTGTCTTGCCAGAACTTCAAAACTCCTGTATTTTGGTCATAACTGATTACTTTACCTAAAGCAGTAGAACCAGTTCCAATAGTTTGTTTAACTAATGAATCAGCAGCAAATGTAGCAGAACTATATCCTGCACCAGTTAAACGAAGAGCAGGAACTGCACTTGCTTTATCTAATGTTAATAAATTATTAGATCCAAATCCTTTGGGATCTTGAACCACACCAATTCTTGCTATTTGATTACCTGTAATAAAATCAGGGTTTTCTGCATCATTCTCTATTCTAGAATAAAGTAGAACATTATATGCACCCAATTCTTCATAGATATCAGATCCATGTCCACCTTGAGGTGGAATAACAACATCGAATGTTGGCACTGTAGTTCCTGTAGGAACTCCACCAGAAACTAAATCAATATTTCCGTAAGAATAACCAGATCCTTGACTTGAAACAGTTATAGAATCAACTGTTTGGTCATTAGACATAATAATAGTGCATTCTGCACCAGTTCCATCACCTTTAATTGGAACTCTTGTATAGACAGCACCAGCAGTTCCTAAACCAACTCCTCTATTTGTAATAGTAACTATTTTAATAGATCCATCTACTGCATTATCTCTTACTGCAGCATTGTTTGCATCTGTATTCCAATTTGGAGGAACAGGAATAAAATCAGTTGATTCAAATTTTACAATATCACTTGGTTTAATAGTATAAAGATACTTCCATACATATCCATCTCCACTACTTCCTGCAACCTTTGGTTCTAAATCAGTAAATGTTGGTTCATCTAGTGATGGTCTACCATTAGGGTTTTCAGGATCAGTTCCATTCTGCAAACACTCATAAACTCTATAATCACTATTCAATACATAATAACTTGCTGAATATAAATTTGTAGCACCTGAAACATTAGCAGTATTTGACCTTGTATAATCTCCACGATACATATCATATGTCGTTCCTGAAGTCCATAATCTTTTTTGAACTACCTGTCTTACATCTGAAGAATTAATTTTCTTCAAAGCAATCATAGTATCCCAATAACTATTCTCCTCGTCAAAACTATCTTTAGGAGAAGGGGGAGCCGTATCCCAATCAGCTTGTTGTGACGTTGGATTAGGTAATCCAATAAAAGAATAATATGCATTGCTAGTAGAATTTACACCAGCAATAAAATTCTTCGCATTTAATATCCTAATCTTATCAGTTATGATTGCAGCCATTTGACGGAAGTTTTTATTTATTTATTAAGGACACCACGAGGATATTGTTGGCCAACCCAAGGTCTTCTACCTCGTAACCAACCTTCTCGTGTATTTGATAATATACCAAGACCAGCAGCATTAGTACTTAACCCTACAGTTCCTGTATAATCAGGATCAATAGTGAAAGCAGCAGTAGATGCTACACCATAAGCAACAGTTGACGCAATGCCCACCGCAGTGGTAGGCATAGGTTGAAACGTTATTGCTGCCATTAGGTTGTCCTCGCACAGAAGAGAATACCATCAGTAGATCCTGATTGATTATAAGATCCCTGAATTACTGTATATACTTCACTACCACTTATGGTAACAGTATCATATTGTTGAATATTTGCAGAAGGTGCATCATGATGGAAATCAATTAATACAAAATCATCAGGCATATAATAAGGAACAGGTAAGAATGTTCCCTGTAAAGGAATTCCTTTTACAACAGCATTATAGTTTGAAGAATTTGGTAATACATCCATACCACCATATCCACCATCACTTCGGTTAATATAAGGATTGTCTTGAGTATTATTCCTCACATACATTCCAGCATACAATGTATTGTAATTATCCTGATTATTAGTGGATTTATATACTGTCTCCATACTACCAAAACTGTTTAGAGCACCATTTATATCCCATGACATATATCCTGCTTCTGCAGAACGTTTTGATGGATTTTGTTGATATAATTTTCTCATTGTTCCAACAGGATATGTTGTAAATGCCAGATGAGCATCATTATCATTAGATGAAGGATTAATTGTTGTAACTCCACCAAGGAATTGATCATCTAGATCCCAAAGATCACCAGTATAATTATGAAGAATATAAGTTAAAAATGTATTATCACGTAATTTTGTAGAAGATAATGTAGGTTGTCTATACGACCAAACTACAAATTTAGGATCCAATCCAGATCTAAAGAGATTTAAATCTAATTGATAGGATCTAGAGGAACAAATAGTTTCTCTTCCAGTACTATTTGCACCCCAACATCCATAATAATTCGATCCCATAGTATTAACATTATTTGCAAATCTAAGACCTTGCGTGGTAGGTAAAGTTGGCCAATCTAAACCAGAATTACCTTCAAATCTAGGACCATGACCAGTTTCATTATTGTCGGAAGTATTGTCACCATATGGACAGAATCCACTTCCAACATTCATTTCCATTTGTGTATCATCATACATTTGGAAAGTTCTATAGGTATTCCCATATTCTTTCGCTTCATCAACCACCAACTTTGCACATCCCCAAGGATATGTAGTATTAGCAGTTGTAGGATTATCCTTCATAAAGAACTTATTTGTTCCTCCATATGTGCCAATACCAGAATCAATTTTTAATGTCATTATAAGATCAGTAGCACCACTTGCTGCTCCACCTATCTGATCTGCCTTTATAGTTACTACTTCTCCTGTTGTATATCCTGTTCCTGTTCTATTAACATATTTGTGGTATATAGCACCATTACTTCTATAAATGTCAAATGATACACCTGTTCCAATACCTGTTGTTATATTTGCTCGAACATCATAGTAACTAGAAGCAGCAGTGCCGACTGTTCCACCACCACCTACATTAGTTGCTGATATGTAAGTAACAATACCAGATTCTGCTGCACCATTCCAAGAAATAGCAGTCCATGCTTTCTCTAACTGATCA